GCAAGTTTTAATTACATTAACCAAATGAAGGGTCAGAAACTACATCTAATCTTCCGTTATACCGATGATCCGGCTGGTAATGGTAACTTTGTTGATTATGTATCATTACTAGATCTAACCAAGAGTGCTGCTAATTTGGATAATATTGATACCGAAGTCTTCAGTAATAAGCTTCAAGTAAGCGGCTGGTTTGCTAGTGATATATCCTTGTGTTTAGAGCATCATTTCTTGATTTTGTATGACACTGCAGCTAAGCATGAATTACAACGAATTAAGTATGATGCAATTAAACGTGATGACGTCCAACAGGCTCATCCAGATATTTATGCTAGTCAATTATCTGGATTTAGTGGTCAATTCAATTATTCTAAAGCTTTAGTAGGTCGCCAATTACAGATAATTGCTCGTTATTCAGATGATGAGCAAGGTGAGAGGAATCATATTGATTATTGGTTTGATCCGATCAAGGGGCCTAAAATGCCTGTACTAGATGGTAAATCTGAAACCGAAGTATTAGTTCATGAATTCTCAGCAAGTAAAGCTTCGGACGGTTTAATTAATCTTAGATTCAAGTAGGTGGTTTAATGAATGACCTTTTAGTAAAAGATGATTTGATTCAGAAGAGAACTGAAGGAATACAGGAATATCGGTTTCAGTGTTATCAAAATAATAAAGTTATAGCTCCAAATAAAAGTCATTCATATAAGGCTTGCTTTGCTACTAGTGATAGTCTAATTAAGATAATTGATATGCAAATTACTGAGGCAGAACTTGAATTTAGTTCTGAGCAACTACTAGATTTGCCTGCCGGTGATTATCAATTAGAAATTCGTGAAATTATTGATGATAAGATCCATGCGATTTATCCATCCGATCGAACATTGACCTTTCATATCAAACAAAATAATACTGACTTACCAGTAGGGACGGTAAGTTCATTAACCCTTGATGAATTTGTGAGCGAGTTCAAACGGCTGGTTAAGGTCAATTCTGGTAGTGGTACTGGTGCTAACGTGTCAATTGATGTTAACAAACGGATCATCACAGTCGATAATAAAAGTCTTACTATACCTGAGGCTGTTGACGTATCTAAATTTGTTTCTAAAGCTGACTTACAAGCTCTTACTAAACAGATAGCAGGGGGAAGTACAACAACACGACATGGTCCAACTGGATTTTATCTTGATAGAACGACTGATCCAATACGTTACGTGTTCGATAACGGCTGTACTTTAACGCTTAAATCTGGCTTTGGTAACACGATTGCCGGCGATGGTTTCAGTACCAATGAATATGCCACTAGCATTGGCGATTCGTGGCCGTTGGCAAACAGCATCATGTCATATGCCCACGGAACGGTTACGCCTAAAATAATTGAAGACACACATAGCTCTCCATATGCTGTCTATAACGGGGTAGTTATCACTAATCCAGTTAATGATGCAACTGTTTGGGACTGGGATAATGTGTTCTTTAACGACAAAGATAGACAAGATTTTCTAGCAAGTCCAAACGGTATGTGGGGTGGTCATACTGATTATCAAAAGTATGGAGAGCGTGAGTATATTAAAATGATCTACTCGCTAGGTTTAATGAACGATGATCAAATTAAGTCTTTTGGAGCTGTAAAGAAAGAGGAGTAATATATGAATTTTAAAATGGTTTATGAATTTGATGCTCAGCATTATTTCATTGGTCCGACTATGATTCCAGTCGATCGTGAGTTGTCCGCAAATCAAACGGAGGTTGCACCAAACTCTGAAAATGATAACTACTGGACGGGGACTGCTTGGATTCATAAGGAAAAGCCGACGCAAGAACAAGTGTTACTAATGAATCAACAAGCGCAAATTGTTTCATTAGTAGAGAGCAAAAAACAATTACAAAAGATGGTAATGAATCAACAGGCTCAAATTATGCAACTAAAGAAAGAGGGCAATTAGTATGATGGATACAATGACAATGTTGAGAATGTTTTGGAACGATTGGGGTAGACAAGATCCAGAATACTACAAAGTATATGTTGGAGTGGGAGATGGATTTATTACGCCGGATCAATATAAAGAGATCACTGGCAAAGATTACGTAGCATAACTAATAGCCTGCTGGTCGATGGACTGGCAGGCTTTTTTGTGTTATAAAAAAGGTATAGCTAAAATTAATATTCACTACCAAGTGAAACGAAAGTGGCTGTTGCAGATTTTTGTAAGTGCCATTTTTTGTTATATATACATTTTTTGTTATATATAATAGTAGAAATAAAAATATTTTAACAGTGCATGGTAGGTGCATGAAGCGGTATGAAACGTTGATATATCAGCATCAAGATTGCCCACCGGAGGCATTTAAGTACGTTTGTACAAAATGGTCAGCTAAGCTAATAAAATAGGAGAAAGCTTGTTATATCAGACTTTCTCCTATTTTTTAGTTTAAATTGTTAATCATTTGAAATGGTGTAAAATGGTGTGAATTTGTGCATTCGGTGCACGGAAAGTGCACAATCTATAATTAAAAATCTAATGCTTTTAAAATGGCTTTATCCGATTTATCTTTGTATTCATCAATTAAATAAGCATAGGTATTCATGGTTGTTGAAATATCATTATGTCCTAGTCGCTTACTAATTGCATAAATATCTATTCCATTACTTAATAGTAAGGCAACGTGACTATGCCGCAAACTATGAAAATGAAAGTTTTTCTTTTTAATACAAAGTTCAGACATAATTTCACGTAGTTTTTCGTTTAATGGGGTACTTGTCGGTATTGTTCCGAATTGATCGATAAAAACAAGATTACTTGGGGCGTTAATTCTTAATTCACCGAGCAAATGAATTAACTTAGTGTTAACCTTTATCTTTCTAATAGATGATTTATTTTTTGTTGGCTTAAAATGATGAGTCTTGAAATGCTCAACAGTTTCATCTTTATCTTTTGTTTCTTTCCAAGCTTTATCAATATTGATAGTATGATGAATAAAATCAATATCATTCCATGTTAGAGCCTGAATTTCTTCCTTACGCATACCGGTATAAATTGCTGTAACGATCATATAACGACTGGTATATCTTCTTCCGGTCATTCCGTTAATTGTTGCGTTAAGAATAGCTTTAATTTCTTTAACATTTGGATATTCTACCTCTAATGTTTTTGAACTGTCAGCAGTTAAGGTTACATTTTGAGTAAAATCTTTTTGGAGGTAGTCATCAAGAATTGCGGATTTAACGCATGACCTTATAATTGAATTGAGCTTTTTTACACTAGATTGTGCATGATTTCTCCCATATTCATTAATAAAGGCTTGATAATTTATTCTTGTTATTTTTTTAATATCAGTTTCCTTAAAATATTTTGCAATAACTCTCCCTACATTATTGTAACGATTAAGAGTTTTACTAGTTATTTTTGGCTTTTTATATGTTTGAACCCATTTATCGTAATAGCCTTTTAATGTAATAGTTTTTTCAATCTGAATACCATGATTTAATTGCGATTTAAGTTCATCAGCCCACTGTATAGCAAGCTTTTTAGTTGGAAAACCGTTTTTAGATTTAGAATGACGTTTTCCATTGTCATCGTGCCAAGTGATACGTGCTTGCCATTTTCCGTAAACTTTCTTTATTGAAGCCATACTTGTCCCTCCATTATTAAATTGTGTATAATGAAAGGGTTGATAGAATTTGTTTGGACGCAATTAATATCAACCCTTTGTCCACTGACAGTTGCAGCTGTCGGTGGGCTTTTTTAGTTTACTCAGCTTTTAGTGTCGTCAGAGTGGTTGGACAGTGTAGAATGAAAATAAGCCTAGGCGTTATTAATTATTTTGATTAATAGCATTTTGGTATTCTTGCTGAGGGTCTTTCCCTTGTTGATACATATATTGGTCTTGTAACTCACCCGAGGTTTTCATATCATTTGGTGTAGAATTGAGGGCATCTTGAGCAGACATACCGTGATCTATTTTATAAGCCGCCATTGTTTCTCCGTACATATTAATAAAGTCATGAATATCCCCATGGAAATTTGATATATTGTCGGATGAGTTGCTGCTAGATGATTGACTATTTTGTGTTGTTGTTTGATTATTGCTAGCTTTGTTTTCTGCTTCTTGAGAATTAGAAACTGAATTTTCAGTATTACTCGAAGAAATTGAGCTAGATTGTACTTGCTTCTTTTTCTTAATCTTATGTTTTAGTGAAGAATTTTCTGCTTTAAGACTGTTTTCTTCGCTTTTTTTATTAGCACTTTGATTATTTGATTGAGTTGAACAGGCTGCTAAGCTGCTACATAATACAATTCCTACAAATACAATTCCCAGTTTTTTCATCATTGATTACTCCCAAAATTGGCTCCGCCGTTATTATTCATTTGTTGGCGCATATCGTTAAGTTGTTGGTCATTCATGGGTGTCATTTGCCCAGTTGATTTGTCATAGTTGTATCCTTGGTAATAAGCGACATATGCTTGATAATCCTGATCGTTACTAAATGTTTCAGGCTTACGAGTTCCTGTGCGATAACGAGAATAGTCACCATGGTAATTATCAGTTTGGTCGTAGCTGTTACTACTTGAGGCACTTACTACATTTGAATTGGCACTTTGATTATTAGATGTTGCTTTTTTAGGAGTACCATTATCATTGAAACTTTTTGGTGTATTTGACTTTACAGAATTATTATTCTCAGAATGTTTATTAGTTCCTGAATTTGATTCTTTTGTGCTTTTAGAAATTTCAGTTTCCTGATGATGTTTCTTTTTACTATGCTTTTTGTGTGAATACTTAGCTTGCTTTTTAGATTCAGCTACTAAGCTTGAATGTTCGGCTTTTAAGCTACTTAATTTGTCTGATTTTGATGATTGATTACCACATGCTGCCAGACTCATCCCCGTTAAAGCAACAGCGCATATTAAAACTGCTTTTTTCATAATAAATCCCTCAATATAAATAAACTCCAGCTTTTTATGACATCAGGGCTTGGTCAATTATTATTTAACTGACTGCTTGTCTGTTAGTTGCTTTATTTAAGACGTTATAATAAAAGCAACGTTTTGCGTGCCAATTTAATCCAGAATTAAATACTGAATTAAATTCTTGGATAAAGTCATTATATCCTTGGGAAGGATTCCATTCACAAATAGAATTAAAATAAGTATTTACATCGTTTTGTAAAGTTAGTAATTCGAGTAGGGATAGATCATGATTATAGCGAAAAGCATTAACTAAGGCTTTAGCATCTTCAAATGAGGAATTCAAACGATAAACTAGAAAGTTGTGTAACCTGGTTTGCATAGCCGAAGAAGACAAGAAAGTATTGTTAACCATATCAGAAAAATAATATTGGTTTTTTGCCATGACAAAAAGTTGATTATCTGATACGAATAAATCACTAGTAGCAAAATTAATTTCATTTTCAATAAAATTATAATTATCTTTAGTTTGCAAAGGTAGGCTGTTTAGTTTCAATAGAGGTTGATAATTTGGATCGAATGACAATTTTTTGTTTAATTGAACAACCATATGAACAAGTTCGTGAACGATAGTGAAACGCTTCCTACTTTCTGGAATATCTGAATTATTATTAACCTGCATTAAATAAAATCCATAGTCTTTTAATAAAGTTATTTTTCCACTAAATGCAGTAACTTCATTAACCGGTTGAATATATAATAAATGTTTATCTTTTAATAATTGAAGATAATTAACAATAATCGGCCACGATATTTCAGAAATCAAAATTTTGTATTTATGGCTTAGATAAATTTTAAAGTCCAATATAGAATTTATCGAATTATTATAATCGTTAAGGCTCATATTGCAATCGTGATAAGTAATGCATGGAATCAAATTAATCACTACTTCCTTTTATCTAAAATATCCTTAAGGGCTAATTTTTCTGCAAATTTTAGCCTATTTTTCAAGTCATTGATTTCAGATTGATTAAGTTCATTGCTTTTAATGTCATCCATGTCCATTCTAAAATACTCATTAGGATCAATATTAGAATTGCTTTTTCTTAAGGAAGTACGTCCAAGAAGATAATCTGTAGATACATTAAAATAGTCAGCTACTTTTTCGAGATATTTAGAGTTAGGCTTACTTTTTGCCCATTTTGAAATCGATCCATTTGAGAGATTTAATTTCCTCTCTAACTCGGATACGCTTAGTTTATGCTGTTCTGCTAAATCTTTAATTATCATATATGTATTCATCTTAAAAAAACTCCCAGAATTATTTCTAAAAAAGGTTGAATTTAGAAATGCTTCTGTGATACTATATATTTGTGCTTGAGGGAATAACAAATATAAGCACACAATAAGCATAAAACCGCTAATTAAAGCACCAGATATGGGCAAAGGCGGTTATTTATTACGCTCTAATAATAGAACTATTTCTAATATAAGTCAATAAAAAAAAGTCTAATTCTTAGAATTGGTTCTGGGAGGAGGATAACGATGACAGTATACACGGCAGTCAAGGCTATTGCTAAACCTCAAGGTAAGTCAATCTATCGTATTGAAAAGGATCTAGGTTTTAGCAACGGTACAATTTCCAAGTGGAATAAATCAATGCCCGGAGCAGATTCACTTCAAGCGGTGGCTGACTACCTAGGGACTACACCACAGTATCTTTTACGTTTAGCAAAGGAGGACAAATAAATGGAACAACAATTATTTAATTTTCACGGACAACGGGTCCGTGCAGTAACTATTAACAACGAACCATACTTTGTAGGTAAGGACGTAGCTGAGATTCTGGGATACCAAAATCCAAGTCGGGACATCAATAGGCATGTTGATGAGGATGATCGTCAAAACTACCAAAACGGTAGTTTAGCTACAAACCGTGGCATGACAGTTATTAATGAATCGGGCCTTTACTCCTTAATCATGGGCAGTAAACTTCCACATGCTAAGAAATTCAAGCACTGGGTGACTAGCGAAGTCCTGCCGACTATTCGTAAGCACGGTGCTTATATGACACCAGCAAAGATTGAGAAGGTCTTGTCAGACCCAGATACAATCATCCAGCTAGCAACTCAATTAAAGCACGAACGAGAAGGCCGATTGATTGCCGAGCAGAAAGTGAATGAACTAACACCCAAAGCGACCTATTACGACAAGGTTTTGTCCGATAAGTCATTAGTAACCATTACTCAGATTGCCAAGGATTACGGCATGAGTGGCAGAGCAATGAATCAGAAACTTCATGAACTCAAAGTAATCTACAAACAAGGACAAACTTGGTTGTTGTATGCAAAGTATCAAAAGACAGGTTGGACACACTCTGAAACCGTGATGGTTCCTAAGAAAGACGGTACCGAAAAAGCCGTTCTGAATACGAAATGGATGCAACAGGGACGACTCGGCTTGTATGAACTACTCAAAGGTAACGGCATTGTTCCGCTGATTGAACAGGAATGAGAGATTTATCTGAAAGGAGCTGGTATTAATGCAAGCAGTATTAGACGAGCATGACTATCAGATAATTGCTGATAAAGTTTTACAACAAATTACGGAAAAATACGACTTAGTACCTAAGCAACCACAAAATGATCAATGGGTTAGCCTGAAAGAATTCACTAAGCAATTACCAATCATTAAGGATAAGGAATGGGTAAGAATGTTTATTTTGGCCCGACCAGAGTTTGAGGCATGGGTAATCAATCTTAATGCTGGCAAGGGTTATCGAACCAAAGTTAATGCCACACAAGGATTGGCTTGGATCAATGATCATCAAGCAGAGATTGATTGGAACCAGTCATTACCACGCTAGGAGGTGACTAGATGGCATTGTTAATTGGATTGCCAATATTAATTATTGCTGGTTGCTTACTATACGCAGTAATTTACAGCTTACTTTATGAGCACAATGAACCGTTACTATTGAAGCCAAAATATCGGAAGAAGCATTAGGAAAGGTAGAAATTTATGAGTACTAAAAAGTTAAACAAGTTTGTTGATTTATCAAAGAAGTTAGTTGACTTCAAGAGTTATCAAACTGACGAACAAGAGGAGTTCGTTAGTAATGCAATTGCAATCTATCGCAATAACAATCTAGGTGGTGGAGTAATCAATCTGCAAGTTGCTAAGTTCTTCTTGTTCTTAGTCGATCCACGAAAGGAGGTAAGGGGATGAATAAGTTAGTTGCACTAATTGTAGGAGCTTGGGTTATGTACTGTTCGATGATTGGTTCCTACGATGGAGCGATGGCGATTCTGGCAATTTATCTTTTGCTTGTTGTTATTGATCCGTTAAATAAAAAAGGTACGACCGCCGCAAACAGTCGTACCAACAAATAAACATTTTATGAGGTAATTATACATGTATGAACTGAATTTATCAAAGCTTAATGCAAAAGTTAGTGATAATTGTGTGTTTGTATCACATTTAGCTACACGGTATCAAGCTGCTGCTACTCCTGAAGAACGAATGGCAATGGCTATCAAGATGGAAAATGCAGCTACCATGTTACGGATTACAGCTGAACGTTTGGCCACAGAAACTAAAGATGTCTATGGAGGTAACTACAATGACTAACGAAGAAAAGATTAAAGCAATTAAGCAAATTTTAGGTCCCGAATATAAGGAGGTAGCAATTTTTGCTGCTAAGGATTCTGTTAAACGAGACGAGCGCACAATCTCTTTGGTTGATAGTAATGATGGGACAGTAGCTGCAATGATAATGAATTATCTAAGTGAAAACCCGGTTGCTGCTTCAATTGTTAAAGCGAATATTAAAACTGTAAAAACTGATCCAACCGCCGATCTATTTGGTCAAATTCTGCTTGGAGGTAAGGACTAATGAATTTATTTGAACTTAACGACAACTATAAAACACTAGCTAACCGCGATGATCTTGACCCAACTATCCTAAAAGATACTCTTGATGCAATTAAAGATGATCGTAAGAACAAGTTAGATAACTTGGCAACGTGGGCAGATCATTTGAAATCTGAGATTGATTTCATGACTGAAAAGAAAAAGTCATGGGATGAGGAAATTACCTACCGAAAAAACAAGCTTAACTGGATTAAGAAATATATCACTGATGTTCTTGATGATGCCGGCATTAAACGAATGACAACTGAAAATCATTTACTTAGTGCCCGTAACTTTAAGGCCTCAACCATTATCGACAGTGATAAAAAACTCCCAGATAAGTTTAAAATTGCTGAAACTACTACTAAACCAGATAAGAAAGCTATCTACGAGGCACTCAAAGCTGGAGAAGAAGTACCAGGAGCACACTTAAAAGCTAACCGAAATACGGTGATTAAGTAATGTTTAAGCTCCGTGATTACCAGCAAGAAACGATTGATAACATTACTAAATCAATTCATGCGGGTCACAAGTCAATCATGGTTCAGCAGCCACCTCGTACTGGTAAGACAGTCATCATGGCTGATATTGCTAGGCGAGCTACTGCTAAGGGTAATCGAATCTTGTTCGTAGTTCATCGGCAAGAGATTGTTCAGCAAGTTGTTAAAACTTTCAAAGCCAATGACGTGAATATGAACTTAGCTAAGATCGGCATGGTCCAGACAATTACCCGTCATGTACACAATCTTGATCCACCACAAATTATCTTTGTGGATGAGGCACACCACGTTCTAGCTAAGTCCTATAGGCGGATTCTTGATGCGTTCCCGAATGCTTATAAGTTATTGTTTACTGCTACTCCATACAGACTAGGCGGACAGGGCTTCACAGACGTTGCTGATGATTTAATTATCGGTAAACCGGTTAGTTGGTTGATTGACCATCACTTTTTAGCACCAGTTGATTATTACGCTCCTTCTTACATTGATACTGCCAAGTTAAAAATGAAACGGACTGGTGAATTTTCCGAAGATTCAATCAAAGAAGCCATGAAACCCAAAATCTATGGAAATGCGGTTAAGCATTATCTGAAATTAGCTAAGGGGATGCAGGCAATTGCCTACACCTACAACGTGGAAAGTGCAGTTAGATTAGCTAATTCATTTAACGGATATGGCATTTCAGCAAAAGCTGTGTCCGGAAAAACACCTAAGGATGAACGAGAAAAAATTATAGCTGAATATCGACAAGGAAAAATTCAAATCGTGACTAATGCAGAATTATTTACTGAGGGATTAGACCTCCCAAATGTTGATTGTGTAATTATGTTACGACCAACGCAATCATTGTCGTTGTACTTACAGTTTGCAATGAGGTCAATGAATCCACGCAAAGGTAAGACAGCAGTAATTATTGACCATGTTGGGAATGTACAACGATTTGGATTACCGACTGATGATCGACAGTGGTCACTAGGAGGCAAAGGTAAGGATAAACGACAATCGGGGAGCACGATAAAACCTGTGTCCGTTTGTCCGACCTGCTTTGCGAGTTTCTATCGTACTAACGATATTTGCCCATACTGTGGATCACCACTAGGAGAAGAAAAAGAAATTGAAGTCGTTGACAATGTACAACTTAAAAAAGTTACTAAGTCACGGCTAGCAATTGTTAAACAAATTCAATCGTCAGCAATTATGAATAATGTTGCTGGCAAGCGTCCAAACGAATTAAATAATCTGAAAGAAATACAAGCCTATGCGAAGTTACACAATTACAAACCGGGATGGGCTTACCACTACGCTAAACAGCGTGGATTTATCAAATAGGAGGTTGATGTTATGAGTATTTTGCCACCAAACAAACCACAGAAGGCTAGAAAAATTCCACGAAATTATTTCATTTACGGTGACACGATGTCCGGAAAATCTTACTTAGCAGAACGTTTTCCAGCTCCATTGTTCTTAAATACTGATGGTAATAGTGAGATGAACACGGCACCGTCAATTCAATTGAAGAACGTCCGGAAGAGTGATGGATCACTAAAAAAGTCAATTATTGACCAGCTTGATGAAATTATCTTAGCTCTTGGAACCGAAAATCATGGCTATAAAACAGTCGTGATTGATGTAATTGATGATGTTGTCACGTTGATTGAACAGGCTATCTGTTACGACAACGGGGTAGAAACCCTCGGGGATGTACCATACGGAAAAGGATATGCACAGTTCAATACAGTATTTCAAGCTTTTGTTACTGAACTAAAGGCGTTGCCGCTTAATACGGTTTATATTAGCCGATTAATGACACTGACTGATGAAACTTCCGGACACACTGAGGACCGTCCATCGTTGAAGCAAAAGTATTACAACGTGGTCAACGGTAACTGTGATCTAGTAATTGAAACAAAACGGTTTGGTGATCGGTATATCCGGATGGTTAAGGACCGGCGCATTCATTATGTCAAAGATGATATTACTGATCCAGCTATTCTTCGGGTACTAGAACATGTTAACGGCGTTTTTGACAAGCCAAAGACTACCTCAATTAAAGAACAAAACGAAATTGTAAATAAGATTAAAAACCAAAAAGTAAAGGAAGGTTAATAGATTATGAGTTTACGAGATGCAATGAATGAAGCAACTAAGAATTTTGATCCAAAGAAAGATTCTGTTAATAAGTTTAAGGGCTTGGAAAGTGGTAAGTATACCGTAGCTGTTGCTAAGGTAGAAAACCATGAAACTCCTTGGAATGCAGAACAGCTTAACTTTGAATTAGAAGTTGTTGATGGTGAAAGTGCCGGTCAAAAGGAATTCCTACAGATTGGATTAGATGAGTTAACTACTAAGGGCAATCCTAATCCGATGTTAGAAACGAACTTACGCCTAGTTTCTAAGTTAGCAGCTATCTTAGGCGTTGAAATTCCTGATGAAGTTTGGGATGACGATACTTTAATTTATGAAAACTTAGCTAAAACTTTTCAACCGGCAATTGGGAAGGTTATGTTGATGGACTTGAAAGTTCGACCAAACAAGAAGAATCCTCAATACCCATACCGCAACTATGACTTTGAAGAAACAGAACAACCGGGGACACCAGAAGTTTCAGATGATGAGATGCCCTTTTAAGTAAATATTTGAGTCAGTGAACTTATAACACCGTATGGCTGGGAGGCCATTAAATTAATAAGGGGGTTGGACCATGAAAGAAAGGTGGAAAACTATTAATGGATTTCCTGGATATATGGTTTCGGATAAAGGACGCGTTAAATCTCTCGAAAAGAAAATTATTCAGAGTAATGGTCACCCTATGACTTTCCCCGAAAAGATACTAAAACAAACAACCAATGATCAAGGCTATCTTTATGTAACTTTGTGCATGAACCATATGCATAAAGCATTTAAAGTTCATAGGTTGGTGCTTTTGACTTTTGGTGAAAAGGTTATGGGTAAAAATATTGTGCACCACAAAGATCACAACAGAAAGAATAACAACTTGACTAATTTGATGTGGGTGACACAGAAAGAAAACGTTTCTTTTAATAGTCAATGTTTTTTGCGCGATGGGAGCGGGAGATTCACAAATGAAAAATTTAGTTAATTATGCCTTGGCTTACCAAGCTAAAGGATTAAGTGTCCTCCCAATTGCTGGAAAACGTCCATTGGTTAAATTTGCGGATAGAGCACCTTTATCTGCAGATGAAATAAAAGCTATCTGGCAGAAACACCCTTTTGCTCAGATAGCTCTACGGACAGATGAATTCTTTGTTGTCGATATTGACCGAAATCATGAAGATAACGTTGATGGTTTTAATTCGATTAAGCAATTGCCGGCAGAGTATTTTCCGGAAACTTTAACTCAGACAACACGTCATGGAGGCCAGCAGTTATTTTACCTAAAGCGTAATGATATGCGAGTAAATCAATTAATCGGTTATCTTCCGGGCGTTGATGTAAAAGCCCACCAGAATAACTATGTCGTGGTTGCTCCATCAGACGGTTATAAGTGGCTTAATAAACACGCTATTGTGACGGCTCCTAAATCATTAGTAGTACACATTAACCAAATGCGGGCCAGCAACAGGCGTAGTTCTCCTGATAATCTGGTTCTTAAACCACGTGAACGAAATTCGACTACTGACTTACTTGAAACGATTGCCAATGGTTTAGGCGATAAAGGAATGCGTAATAAAACCTTAGCTGGAATGATTGGTGCTTTGTTATTTCGGGGTGTGAATGCTCAGGCTGCCTATCAGTTAGCAATGATCTGTAATGAAAATACGCCTGATCCACTACCGGAAGAAGAAGTAAATCGAACATTTCAATCAATGTTAAAACGTGATATGAGAAATGGAGGTGAAGTGCGTGGCGGATAATGTAATTCGCAAACCAATTAATTTTGAATTAAATACGCAAGGCAATCCGAAAACGAATAGTTTAAAGAATGTTGGCTTGATCCTTGACGGGGATCCGCTATTGCATAGCACTTTCAAATATAACGAGTTTGCTTATTCGATTGATGTTGTCAAGGATATTCCACAGCTCTTTATTGAGAAAGGGCAACTTGATGATAGTTATGCGGCGATTATGCTTCGCTATATTGAAGATGAGTATGGCGTGATGTTTCAAGAAAAATTGTTGAATATGGCAATTACCGTTGAAGCAAAAAGTCATCCTTATAATCCGGTTAAGGAGTACATGGAGAAGTGTTATAAGAACTGGGATCATAAGGAACGGATTAAAGATTTTTTACCAACATTTCTTGGCGTGTCTACCGGTGAAGTAACGACACTGCAGACAAAATTATTTCTTGTCGGAGCGGTGATGAAAGTCTATAAACCAGAAAGCAAATTTGACTGGGTATTTGACCTAGTCGGTGGCCAAGGTGTTGGGAAGACAACTTTACTTAAGAAGTTAGCCCATGGTTGGTACACGGATCAATTCACGGACTTTAAGGATAAAGATAATTTTGCAAACATGTTGCGGGCCTTGATTGTTAATGATGATGAAATGACAGCCACAAACAATTCTGATTTTGAGAATTTGAAGAAATTTATCTCAGCAGAAGAATTAGAGTTTCGACCACCATATGGACGACACACGATCCGCCGGCCAAAGAATTTTGTTATTGCAAGGACAACCAATGAATCAACTTACTTAAAAGATAAAACCGGTGAGCGGCGCTTCCTTCCAAACATGGCCGATAAATCCCGAACAATGGCAAATCCAGTAACAGACTTAGACAATACGATGGTTAATAACATCTGGGGTGAAGCTGTTGACCTGTACAAGCAAGGCTTTTCTTTCATGTTGACGAAGGAGCAGCAGAAGCTCATTGAGGATAACCGTAAAGCGTTTATGTACATTGACGAAACGGAAAATCAGATTGAACGAGTTCTTAGCACATGGGATGATGATTGGATTGAAAGTTCAGAAATTGCTCACGAATTAGGTGAAGATAATCTGGTTAAGAACCGGTCACTGGCTAAGAAGATTAAGTATGTGATGGATAACCGGAGTGATTGGAAAACAGGAAGTAAGAAAATTAAAGGATTATCTCATCGTGGTTATCGAAAGGGTGCGACTAGTTGACACTGGTTGCAACTAAAAATTGGCTAGTGACAACCCTTGTAAACGCTGGTATATCAATACTTATAAGGTATAGGTTGTTACTACTACACTATTTAATAATAAAAAAATAAATATATATAAATACTATATAAGCGTTATAAAAGTTGAAACTAAGTCGCAACCTCGCAACCAAGGGTTAATCCTTTGGGAGAGTAAGAAGAAAGTGGTTTACAGTAGTCACAACCTAGTGACAACCATAGGAGAAAACAATGATAAAGATAAGAACAATTAACGGTCATTTTTACGAAGTTGATTCAGACTTTGGTGAAATTGATGACGAATTAAAGCGCAGAAATTTAAGCGGTATGTCGATTTCTATTAAGGGAGAAAGAGATATACAGACTAAAAAGCATCGATTTATTATTCCATTTTCAGCAATTGAAAGTATTGAGGATATTGGTGATGACTAGTGAACACAAAATACAAAATGATATCCGGGTAGCACTGTCACAACATAAATGTACAGTGTTCCGAGTTAATGTTGGTTCAGTTAAAACGCCTGATGGAAGATTCTTCTCAGCTGGTGTGCCAAGTGGTCACCCTGATTTATATGGTTTCCGCTGGTCGGATCATCAAGTTTTTTACATTGAAGTAAAAAACGAGAAAGGCAGACCCAGAGCAGATCAAGTAAGGTTTCATGAAATGCTAACTAAACGGGGAGTAATTCATGGAATTGCTAGGTCTGCTGGGGATGCAGTGAAGATTGTTGAAGAAGGATTAGTTGGTTATGGATTCGACAGAAAAAGTGAAAGAAGCTTATAAATACTATTTAGATCTTTTAGAAGGTGTTATTGGCGTTTACTATTATCCAAAACACTATTACACCGCTTATAAACCATATCATTACTTTGATGGTGAAAGAAATGCGAAAAAGCTTTTAGCCGCGCTTTTTGCTAGAAGCCGTCCCACAATCATAAACAACAAAAAATTTTTTATAAAAATAAATGGCTTGCAGGAAACTAAGTCATCTTATGGCGAATTTAACATAATTGACGATGCCGAAACATGGATCTATAAGAGCTTTCCTTATCGTTCTTATAGGAGAATAAATTGTCTAAAACTATTGGATGCAATTTGCAGATGTGAGGACGATGGTAAAGGGTCAAATTTGTATTTAATCAAGCAAAATGATTCTTTCAAACTAAAATTATCTTATTATTATCGATTAAAGAAAAAATGTAGGAAGAAACGAAATGAAAATTCTTGATGTTTGTTGCGGTAGCCGAATGTTCTGGTATGACAAAGAAGAACCACATACAACTTACATGGATATTCGTAAGGCTGTTTATACGGCTATGGCACTGGATTATCGGTGCAATTTGAACAGATTTTGCACTGAAAACAAAAAAGACGCTCCATCGCTGGAACGCCCCTTGAAGATTAATAAAAAAGTACCGAAACTAATTATATCATAAGGGGAGCGAAATATCGTGGGGTTATTTTCAGAATTAAACGAAGATGCAACGATCAGTAATGTACGTGATTTTTTTAATAGCGAAAAGAAGTATCCTCGTATTCGCCGTAATGCGTGGATGGATGGGATCAAAGGACAAACTAATGATGTAACCGGAATTCGAGGATCACGCAAAGGCAATGGATCAGAAAAGATGATGATTTATTATGCTGAGTGTGCAAAAGCAAAACGAGCTGTTGAGAAAGCTATTAGTAAATGTAGTGCAGGAAGCCAAGACATCATTAACTGGCACTATGTTAAACAGCTGACAATTGCAGAAACTAAGCTAAATATCAATCATCATCTAGGTCATACTTCGTTTAATGAAGCTGATAAGATAGCGTGCTTAGAGTTTGCAGAAGCGTGTGATCGCATCTCAATGCAAATGAACTGTAATCTGGAAATTCTCCCCTTATTCCTTGATTTTAATGACGACGATGAAAAAGCGGGAACAAAACAGGACAAAAACGGGAAAGAAATAGGAACAAAATAGGACGTTTTCGGGAACAAAACGGGAACTCCGCAGTTGTATTATGATATTGTCGAAAAAATAACGACAAACCTCATGATAATCATTGTGCCTAAGCAAGCCTTTAACTGCTTGACGTGGTACATGTACTCACAGATATGTGTATCGCAACTTGGTCTGTTAAATGACCGTGTGGAAAGCAAGAAGGCGGGAAACCGTAAGCTGGTAGATGGTGGCAGGAACCATAATCCACGTAGGGAGTTAATCTCCCATTAAAGACTGATATATATTACCCATAGCGTTAACACCAGCAGTTAAGGATAGTGAATAGTCTCTCCCAAAGTATCATTAAATTTACATCGTATATCAGTCTTTTATGCGAGCATTTGGAACAGGTGAGCCGGCTCTTGAATTTGAAGAGGCACTTCAAAGCCTGCTGAGTTCGATTCTCAGTGTTCGCAATTGCAGTGTAAACGAGTCACACTGCTTGCTAAGATCCAAGATGGGCACACGACGGCCTCGTGTGGCAAAAGTGCGGTTCAAATCCGCCTCTTAGCTTTATCACGGTAAATCTAACTATGATAGGAGATGAGCGCTCCTCTTTTAATTAACATAGTACTTTTTGTCTAAACCGTGATGTAATACAGAGATGCAGCGAGTAACGCAATACAAACGATTAGTTGATGTGAGTATTTCTGTATTATGCTGACGTAGCTCAACGGTAGAGTGTCACCATTGCTTCCGTTTCAACACGTGAAGATAGCAGTTCAAGTCTGCTCGTTAGCATTCAAGGCAACACTTACTTTTGACAATCAACGAAAGGAGGAGCACCCTACTTGCTCGTGTTCTTCCATTAGCCTTGAGCGTCCGCAATGACGTTAAACTAAATTCACCTCAGCCTAGTCTTTGTGACTGGGCTTTTGTATTATATGTATGAGGTGAATTTAGATGGTAATTGTAAATATTATTATGACTATTGTAATGTTGGTTTTTATCGGAGTAATTCTTAAATTGCCAGATTACATTGTTAAAAGTTGGCTGGAGCAAACTAAAAATAAAAATGCTCATGAAATACAGATTGAATCATATTTCAAGCAGTTGGGCGGAAAACAGCAGCAAGAAATATTAAGTATATGGACAGATTTTCTAACTGATACAGATAATGCTACTAAAAAATATTCAGATGCTAAAAATCCAGATTCTATAAATAGATTTAATAAGCTTTTACATGACACTGTTATTTATGGCTCTGATAGAACTGTTAGTATTTTGACTAGTTATACACATAATATGTATAAAACTGTCAGTGTTGCTGATAGTAACAAAATATTAGTCTATATAGCATTTATTATTTCAAGTTTAAAAGAGGACTTCTCGGGATATCATATAGAGCCATTATCACTTATAAAACTAAAACTGAAAGATTATGATAATTACTCTGATGAATATAAGAAGTATGCTAAAGAGATTGAACAAGAAATAGGTGATAATAGCTATGCTAGGAATAACCGCAATTGAATACTTTAAATATGGTGTAGTTATAATTATTACTTCAATAATAATTATTTGGATTATTAGAAAGAATATTCATTAATATTAAGTCAGCTTAACGGCTGGCTTTTTTGTTTGGGGAGGTATTTTGTATGAAAGATATAAGATATTCAGGATTTGCTAACTTTATCGTTGCTATGAATGCAGCTGAAGAAGAATTGCGTAAACGATGGGCCACTGTTGGTAAGGGCTTAATTTATTGGATTAATGAGGATCCGAAGCAACAAAAAATATTGCAAAGCCAAACGAAATTTTATTCGCCGTATGAACTTATTGCAAGGCAAAGGGATGATGAAATACTGAATGCTCTTAGTTCAAAATTTGATGATGTACGGTTGAAAAACAAAATTACCTATCGTAAGTTTGTGAAGTCATTATGAAGAGAACTAAAACATGGGGCTTGATCAGTAGTGGTGCTGAGCCAATATATGATGAGTCATGCTGAATGAACTAGGAAACGAATACAAAAGAAAAAGCCAGCAGGTCAACGCTTGCCGGCTAAAAAGAAATAAAACTTTCTTCACTAAAACTCGATAAGGTGTTGACTGTAACATGATAAAGAGTTATTATAATAAGTGAAGGGAGGGATAAAAGATATGTCAAAGAAACACAAAAAGAAAAAGCTTACTACTCAAGAAGCTTCAGTCAAAATTGCCAGATACGGAATGATTGGAGCTTGGGCTTATCCAGCGTATGAACTTATTAAACAACTGGGTAAACTAATTAAGCAGTAAGCTAAATACCTAAGCAGAAGTCGAAAGGGGGCTTCTGCTTATTGGCATATCTAATTTTATCATGACTAAACAACAGAAAACACAGATTAGAAAATATTTATCTTTGACTGTTCTTGCCATTGTTCTTGGTACGTTAATTAAAGTAATTGGGGATATGGCACAATGATTAATCTCAATTCACCTGATATTATGGACGCTAGAGAAGCTGCTAAGATTTGGGGAAAAAATGACGGATATGTAAGAACATTTTATAAACAGAATCCAGGAAAATTCCCAGATGGTTCGATTAGAAAGTTTGGTCGAGCATGGGTCGTGACTACCGAGGGCATGGAAGCCATCACGGGTGTTAAAGATCCACGAAAACAGAATAACGATTAAGGCGATAGCAACTGGCTACCGTCTTTTCTTTTGCACTAATTTAGGAGGATTTAGTCATGGAACTTAAAGAACTAACCGAAAAAACGTTGGTGTTATTTAATTCTAAGAACACTGCTGAACTAATTAAGAAGTTACCTAGTTATTGGAATGATAATGATACTAAAACTAAATTCAAAGAGTTAGTGGGTGATTTAAGCATCGACTGGCTCCAAAAGATTTTTCAGTATTACGAAGCAGACCGCAAGGATAAGAAGCAAGACTATACTCCAACAACCCTTGCAAAGTTGATGGCAAACTTAACCCTGCGTAACAACGAGAAACACATTACTGATATGTGCGCTGGTAGTGGGGCTTTGACTATTCAATGTTGGAACATTAACCATGACATTGAAGCTGAGTGTTTAGAATTTGATGAAAAAGTAATTCCAATCTTGCTGTTTAATTTAGCAGTACGAAATATCAAAGCAACGGTTTATCAAATGGATGTATTGCAACAAGAAGTTACTAATAGTTGGCAGGTAGTAGCTGGTAATGAGTTTGGAAAGGTGATTGAGAATGGCGACAACAATTAGTAATCCACCCTATAACATGAAATGGCAGCACCCGTTCTTTGCTCAATCACAAGAACGATTTATGCTTGGTGTTCCTCCACAATCTAATGCGAATTATGCGTTTATCTTAACGGCTCTATCTAAACAGGATAAGGCCGTTTTTTTATTGCCTAATGGTGTATTGAGTACTAATAACAAAGAAGAGCAAGCAATTAAGAAGAGTCTGGTTGAGAAGAACTACTTAGAAGCAGTGATCAGCTTGCCTGATAGGATGTTTGAAAGTACCAGTATTCCAACCTCGTTACTGCTCTTCAATAAGCAAAAGCAAACGTCTAATGTCTTAATGATCAATGCTAGTTCATTGGCAACCGAAGAAATACGAGAGCAACGAGGACAAGTTGGTAGCAAGTCACACACTAACCGTATTTATAAAAAGAAAGTTAATACGTTGAGCGATGATGCAATTAGTAAGATTATGTCATTGTTAGATGAGCCAACAGACGAGCAAGAATTATCTAAGGTAGTTTCAATTGAAACGATTAAAGAACAAGATTATGTGTTAACTCCTAATCGTTATATCGAAATGAAACAGGAAGCTGTTCAGCATACATCAATGGAAAGACTAGTTGAACAATTAAATCGAGTATCTGCGGAAAAAGGAGCTGTTAAGTTAACTATCAACAAGAAAATGGCTAACGACCTTGGATTAATGCCATTAATTAAGTTACTTCAAGATAGTAGTGAAACCAACAAAGAATTGAACAAACATTTTAAAGACGATGGACTAGCTCTTAGCGAGGAAAGCATTGTTACTCTAACAAATAGTAAGACGTTTAAGATTGAAGTTAAGAAGTGGGATAAGTTACCTGATCTTATTGTTATGTTTGCTCAGATATGGAAGCAGACTATGATTCACTACAATAACGAAGAGAATCGTTACTTGACGGAATTAAAAGATATTATGCTTGAACGTTATTTTGGTTAAAAGATAACTATTTGAAAGGTGGTGTGGTGATATGCCTAGGTTTAGGAGATGCAGACAACCAGGATGCCATGCTATGGTTCAATATCCTAATCATTATTGTAGTAAGCACTTTGAACATGAAGCAGAGTATTTAGCTGAGCGTAAGAAGTGGGCTCGTAAACATAGTGAACAGTATAAGAATAAGGAACGACACTACAATCATAAGTACAATACTGTTACCCGTAATCGTAATGACAATAGGAGTGAACAGTATAAGTTCTATCGAAGTAAACAGTGGGTTGGACTAAGACAAGCAACTTTAGACCATGATCATTACCTGTGTCAGTACTGTAAAGCGATTGGTAAGTTAACACCAAACAGTAAGACCGTTGACCACATCGTGCCAATAGCATACGACCAATCGTTAAGAGATGTTAAAGATAATCTTGTAACCATCTGTCGAAAGTGTCACAGACAAAAGACACAGTGGGAGCAACACTATTATGGAACAGGCCAAAACATGACAAAAAAGAATGTTCCAGAAATTAAAGACATCCGGAGAATTACAATTTTAATGTATCAGAATTAATATATCCCCCCGGGACTATGGCTCAGAAGAGAGCGGCACACAATGTCGTCGTCTTTTGTACAAGCATCATTTTTTAAATTTTTACCCCAGGGGGGCTAGTCGGAATCGAAAGGAGGTCATTTGATGCCAAAAAAGGTCTATTATCGGCAGAATAACGGGCATTTGTCGAAAGATCCGCCCCATTATTTAGGTACGATTGCGAGCGCTTGTTGGCGTCGAATCGTGCCTTTTTTAGAGAGTACTGGGAGGGTCGAACGAATCGATGTTGGTTTGGTTGAACAGTACTGTGTTCAATATGAAATTTTTAGGAACGCTTATGATGATTACCTTGAAAATGGATTGCAGAGTAAGATATTTACTTCTGTTCAGAATAATAAAGGTGAAATTATCGGTAAAGACTTTACTGGTTTCCGGAAGAATCCTGCGGTAGCAATTATTAAAGATTCGACTAATCAACTTAATTCAATTGGACTCCAACTCGGTTTATCTCCTAAAGGTAGGCAGGAGTTAATGCAGATCGCTAGTCATAAGAAAGAGAAATCTGTTGCTGAACAATTAAAAGAATCAGGATTAGTTTAAAAACATCCCCCCAAATTTTTCTAACGATAATAACATCATATTTGATAATGCTATCGACGTTACGAACTATTTGGGGTCGGCTGGCAACAAAAAATGGGAATCACCTCCCAAGTAAATTGTGAGGAGGTGATTCCCATGAATGAACTTAATTTTACACTACTAATTCTATTACTCATTCTGATTGAGGTCAAGAAGTAAGCCGACCCCAAGGAGGCGCTGACCTCCTTAACGGATCTCAGCGCCTCCTCCTGCAACAGAGCACAAGGGATGAAAGGAAGTGTAAGAATTGAATAAGATTGATCTAACACAGACACATGATGTGTTAGGAGCGTACCACAATATAATTAAAAGTAATATTACGGTTGATAAGATCAAAAAGAAATATAATGATCCAGCAACTAGATATGCGTTTGATGTACTTGATGAGAAACTAATTACCGGTTATTTAATTAAGCTAGCCGCTTTTAGGCATATTTGTGATTTGATGAGATCAGAAGAAAGCGACTTTGAATATCACTATGATTTATCTGAGGTTGATAAGATTCTAAAATTTGCCGCAATTGCTCCTAATGTCGATACTGGTGAACCAACAGCACTCATGGGATGGCAGAAGTTTATTTTTGGGATGTTATTTGGTTGGCGCGACAGTTTAGGGATGAAGCGATTTACGCGGGTCATTCTTTCCGTAGCTCGTGGTCAAGGTAAGTCTTATCTGATGGCTATTTACATGTGCTATTCATTTCTAATTGAGTCGATTGGACTATCTAACCAAGACTTTCTTGTCACGGCTGAAAATTATGACCAAACTGGTAAACTGTACGGCTATATCAACAGCATGCTCAAAAAAATTATTGATGACCAGTCAGTCTTTGCAACTTTGGCTAAAGAAGATGACCTTGTACTTCATGATCATACTGGAATTACCATGCGAAAATTTAATAATAACCTCCGACCGCTATCGTTTAATGCTGGGAAGTATGACTCTTACCACTTTACGACAGCGGTTTTTGATGAGGTGGGTAATATTAAGACTCGTGAAGGAACTAAAAAGATTGTTTCCGGACAGGTTAAGGTTCCTAATCATCAGTACATTGAGATTTCAACTTCTTATCCCGATCCATCAGTGCCGTTTCACGATGAACAGAAAATGATTCAACAGGTAATGGAACAAGATTTTAGTCGTGACGGTGATCAAACATTAGGCCTCATCTGGGCACAAGATAGCCTTGATGAAACAATGAAGCCTGAAACATGGATGAAGTCTAATCCGCTACTATATCTGAAAGACCAGAAAGATGTTTTAATGAACGGGTTATTAGATAAGCGTGATTCGGATATGATGGCCGGCACAGTTGATGATTTTCAGAATAAGAATTTAAATTTATGGCTTCAAGAAGCAACTAATTCTTATTTAAAGCTTGCCGATATTGAATCAGCAATTGTTCCTAGCTTCGATATTCGAGGACGACAAGTTTATATTGGGTTTGATTACTCAATGTTTAGTGATAATACCGCTTTTGCCTTTGCGTATCCTTATCAAGATAAGTATGGCCATACTAAGTGGCATATACAACAACATAGCTTTATTCCGTGGGAAAAAGCTGGGTCAATTGAAGCAAAGGAAAAGCAAGACGGTGTTCAGTATCGAGAATTAGCTAAAAAGGGCTTCTGTACAATCACTAGTCACCCTCAAGGAATGATTAATGATGATGAGGTCTATGCTTGGCTACTTGATTACATTGAAGATAATAAGTTAGATGTTATCTTCTTTGGCTATGATACCTTCAACGCCACAACATTTGTTAAACAGTTAGAAACTAACACTAGTTTGCCTTTGGAGCCAATTCGTCAACGAACTTCTGAATTGAAAGATCCAACTAAGTTCTTGCAACGATTATTTGTTGAAGGTAATGTTACTCGATTAGATGATCAGATAATGGAAAAGGCGTTGCTTAATGCTGAGATTTATGAAGATAAGATTGGTATTCAAGTCGATAAACCTAAGGCAACGTACAAGATTGATGTGGTTGATGCCATTATTGACGCACTTTACCAAGGAATGTATCACTTTGAAGATTTTGGAATTGTTAATGATAAGTCTAAGCAAGTCGACCGGATGACTGCTGAACAGGTCAAGGAATGGTTTGAAAGTCAGGAGAGTGGATTACTTGATGATTAATAATATTTTTAAGACGGTTTGGAAGTTTTTTGATGTAATTTGCTTCTTAGCTGCGATTGGATTTGCCATCTGGGGGTTCTTTTTATTGAACTTTACAGCTGGTATTTTTAGTATTGCTGTTGGTTTAGTATTACTCGGTTATTTAGCGGAGAAGATTGCTAACCTTCAGTGAAAGGAGGTGAGATAATTTGCCGTTATTTAATCAAAAGGTAAGTCCAGGATTATCAATTAATGATGATACTGATATTTTGCATTTCCTTAATCCTGACGGGGATGATAAGTACATTGATGCAAGGACAGCACTGAAAAACTCAGATATTTATTCAATTGTCTTTCAGTTAAGTGCCGACTTAGCAAATGGGAAGCTGCGGGCTAATATGCCTCGGGCACAGGGTATCCTTAATAATCCAACTCAAACCAGCAATGCTCACGCTTTTTGGCAGTCGATGTATGCTCAGCTATTGCTTGGTGGAGAAGCATTTGCATATCGTTGGCGTAACCAGAATGGAACTGATATGACTTGGGAGTATTTGCGACCGTCGCAAGTTACTCCTTTTCTTTTAGAGGATGGTTCCGGTTTAATCTATAACGTTAATTTTGATGAACCAGAAGTTGGTGTGATGGAAGCTGTTCCTCAATCAGATCTAATTCATATTCGTTTGTTATCTCAAAACGGTGGAAAAACCGGAATTAGTCCATTATCTGCTTTGGGTAATGAACTAAAAATTAAGGACCAGTCAAATAAGCTCACGTTAAGCGCTCTGGCACGTTCTATTGTTGCTCCAGGTATTTTATCTATTGAGCATGGTGGATTACTTAGCGATGAGCAAAAGGCTTCTCGCTCCAGAAAATTTATGAAGCAGACAGCGAGTTCTAATAATGGACCAATTGTACTTGATGATTTGGAAACTTATACGCCATTGGAAGTTAAATCTAATGTGGCTCAATTGCTTAATCAAGTTACTTGGACGAGTGCACAAATTGCGAAAGTTTACGGAGTATCTGACAGCATTATCAATGGTCAGGGTGATCAGCAGTCATCAATCCAGATGATGGGCAATGCTTATGTAAAGTCGCTTTCTCGTTATGCTAAGGCGATAACAGGAGAGCTAAATAATAAGTTAAGTGCTGAAGTAACTTTGAATTTACGGTCAGCGATTGATCCACTTGGAGATGAGTATGCTTCAACGGTTGCTAACCTACAGAAGAACGGCACACTAGGTGCTAATCAAGCTAGTTGGCTATTACAGCAAATTGGTTACTTACCAGAAGACTTGCCAGAAAAAGAACAGCCTAAGGTTCAAGTACAACCAGTACAAATGGTTTCTTCTAAGGATGAACAATCAACGGAAGGGGGTGAGGATAATGACCAAGATCAAGGTTAAAGGTGCAATTGTATCAAATGATGATGCTGATATTTACAATTGGCTAGGCTATGACTGTGTAAGTCCTAGCCAAGTTGAAGATGCTTTGGATAATGATACTGATGAGCAAATTCAGGTTGATATTAATTCGGGTGGCGGCAGTGTCTTTGCTGCAAGTGAGATTTATAGCATCTTATCGGCATATCCTGGAAAGGTCACAGTTAATATTCAGGGATTGGCTGCTTCTGCTGCGTCTGTGATTGCAATGGCTGGGGATGAAGTTAATATCTCACCAACTGCACAAATGATGATTCATAAAGCTTCAACAGTTGCTATGGGAAATGCAGATGATTTGGCTCACGACTCCAAGATGATGGATTCAACAGACCAATCAATCATTAATGCTTATGAAGCCAAAACAGGAATGAACCGTGATGATATTTTGCAGATGATGTCAAACGAAACTTGGATGACTGCCCAAGAAGCAGTTGATAAAGGCTTTGCTGATAATGTTTCAGCGGGTACGAAGACATCACAAGTTGTAAATTCAATTGGCACGCCACTTATTAATAGTGATGCAATTGCAAAGATTAAAACGCTTATGGCTAAAGCACGAGATGCCAAGCCTGATAACAAGGTGGAAACGCCTGAAAATAACGATACCAAGCCGACTCCTAGTCTAAAAGACGAGAAGCTGGCTATTTTATTAGGAAAGAAGGAATAACAAAATGGGTATCAATGAATTAAACAATGCTTGGATTGCCAAGGGTCAAGAAGTATCTGATATTAATGCCAAGCTAAACGCAGCTGTTTTAGATGATAGTTTCAACAAGGAAGATTTTACAAAATTAAAGGAACAACGAGATAACTTGACTGCTCAACGTGATGCCATTAAGGACCAGCTTGATGAAGCACGTGCGCTTCAAGTCAAGAATATGAATTCTGAAGATAAAAAGCCATTGAATAAGAAGGAACTTAATGTTAAGGCTAAGTTTGTGCAAGACTTTAAGAACATGGTAACTTCTGGCTCAACTGGAACTGGTAACGGTGGCTTAACTATTCCTGATGATATTCAATATGCTATCCATACTTTAGTTCGTCAATTTGCTACATTGCAAAACTTGGTTAATGTTGAATCAGTAACAACAACTACTGGATCACGGGTTTATGAAAAGATTTCTGATATTAAACCAATGACTGATCTAGATGATGAAACAGCTACTATTCCAGATATGGATGATCCAGAATTAACACTGATCAAGTATGCTATTCACCGTTATGCAGCAATTCAAACAGTAACCAATAGTTTGCTTAAAGATACTGTTGAAAACATTTTAGCTTGGTTATCAAACTGGGTAGCCAAGAAAGTCACTGTGACTCGTAATACTAAGATTATTGAAGCAATGGGTAAGCCAGCTAAGAAGCCTTCTATTGCAAACTTTGATGACATCAAGGACCTAGAAAATAACACCTTGGATCCAGCTTTAATGCCAAGCGCTAGTTTTGTAACCAATCAATCTGGTTATAATGTGCTTTCTAAGGTTAAGGACGCTCAAGGCCGTTACATGCTTCAACGTGATGTTACTCAACCTGACGTATATCGACTGGATGGTAAGGTAATCACTGTTGTTGCTGATAAGTGGTTACCTGATATTTCTGGTGCACACCCACTTTACTATGGTGATTTAAAACAAGGAATCACGCTATATGACCGTGAACATATGTCACTGTTATCTACTAATGTTGGTGCTGGTGCATTTGAACATGATCTTTACAAAGTACGAGTTATTGACCGATTTGATGTTGAAGTTATCGATGATGGGGCTTGGGCAACTGCTTCATTTAAGGCTGTTGCTAACCAAACTGCTACTACTCCTGAAACTTCAGGTGCTACCGCTTAGGGGATGATTAAATGAGCGGTGAAATACAAGCTGATATATTCCCAATGGTTAAACGAGTACGTGAGATGCTCTACCTTGATGATGATAGCGATGACAGCCTTATCGAAACATATGTAAAAGCCGCTCGATCATACGTCCATAATGCAGTTGGCGACGATGTGAACGGTTTTTATGATGATGTGCAAGTTAGTTCTCTGGTCAATTTGGCTGTGATGTCATTAGCTGGTACGTATTATCAGAATAGGTTAGCTCTGTCTGATGTTCAGATGTACCCAGTTGATTTAACTGTTAATAGTATTATTGGTCAGTTACGTGGCTTACGAAACTCGTTTGAGGAAAAGGAGGTAACTGATAATGACACGGAGTAGTTATCGTTACCCACTATATCGAATGCGACATAAAGCTACGTTTAGCATCATTAAAAGTCATCCGAATAAGATGGGAGTTAATGTTAAGGGACCTGTCGAAGTATTTAAGTTGCATTATGCAAAGGTTAACCTCACGATAATGCAACGGTATGGAACAACTGGGTCTACTCTTGAACATTCAACAATAATTGCTATTCGTCATAATCCTAAAGTGACTGAGCCGATGTTAGTAACACTTGCTGATGGGATTACGTATCAGATAACTAATATTTCTGCTAATAATGATAACTATATATCATATGATCTGTTAACCCTCAGTAAATATACAAAAGGTGGCGGTGGTGCTAATGGCAAGTGATGGAATTGAGATGGATGAGTTCCTCAAAAAATGGCTTAAACAAGTCCAAACGATTAGCACCGAGCTGACACCAAAAGAACAAGAGAAGATTACTTCAGCTGGCGGTCAAGTTTTTAAGGAAAAGCTTGAGAAGGTTAACCGTCAAAAACACTATTCAGATCATAATGATAAAACGTATGGCCATGCTGCCGATCATATTGACGTAATGAATAGTGATGTTGACGGTGATCATAATGGTTCTGCAACTGTTGGTTGGAAGAATCGGTATCATGCAATGAATATGATGCGGCTTAATGATGGTTACAAGGGCTATCAAGCAGATCACTTTATTACCAATCTTGTTCAAGACAGTGAAACCCAGACGGAAGTTTTAAAAGCTGAATCCGCCGAATATCAGAAGATGCTTGATAAGGTTGGTGATGATTAATGTTAGCTGTTTTGCGAGCTCAACAACTAATAAGAAGCATGAAAGATAGTGTACTAGATGAGGTGTACACGAACAATTTACCAATAGAAGAAGTCGATGATACATCTCGTACGGTTGCCTTAATTACCGATGTTCGTTCTGATCTTGAATTATCTGGCAATGATGATTTTCATGCTCAGAATAAAGAAATTGAAGTTCAGATTTATTACAAGCTTGATGGGGATGACCCAGATAAGTTTGAAACAAAATTAAAGCACCTATTCATTCAAAATGGATGGGTAATGACAGATAATCGTGGCCACACTGTTGACCCTAATACTCAACAGCTAACGGTCACGTTTTATTTTACGTATTTTGAAATTGAAAATTAGAAAGAAGGAATAAAGAAATGCTAATTCACGGTATTGATAAAGCATGGATTGCCTTAAAGACAGCAGATGGAAAAAGCCTGCAAACTGGTGAAGCTGGTTTATCTCAAAACGGTATTTTTGAGTTAGACCACAACGTTTTAGGTGTACAAACTGCTGAATTAAAAGGTCTTGACGGTTCAAAGCTTGAAAAGATTGCTGGTAATAACAGTATTCAGTTCTCATATGCGGATCCTTTGAACCCAACAGCAACTTTAACCATCAATAATTTAGATATGGTAACCCTTGCTAAAATTGTAGGGATGGAAAAGAAGGGTAGCGGTTGGCAAATGGCTGACACTAAGCCAACGGGTGCATTAATTGTTAAAGCACCATCAATGACAACTAATGATGCGGTCTACTTCTGCTTCCCGTCTGGTAATTTCTTGATGGGTGATAAGAAGCTAGATTCAGATACTGATTCTAAGAAGACACCAGTAACTGATCAGCTATCATTTGCTGCAATTGATGATCCAAACATTAACGACATGTATCGGATTTACACTACAACAGATGAAGGTTGGAAAGATGAAGATACGATGTTTAAGGAATTATTCCCGGACTACAACAAGCCTGCTAGTAATCCAGGCTCTCAAGCTTAGTTAAAAAAACAATAGTCGCCAAAGAAATGCACAATACATAAGAAGCCCCGCTCGTTGAGGAGGGCTTTTTTATGGGCGGCAATTAGAAAGGATAATTTATGCAAATTTATATCAAACCATTAAAGAAGAAAATTAACGTTCCTACTTCACATAAAAACATGCGTCGAGTATTAGTAATGCAGAAACAATTTGCTTCAATGAATAATCTTAACGGCAAAACAGCCGAAGAAGTATTTGATACTCAAATCAAGGTTATGGATGAGGCAGATGCCTTTCTTAAGGCGGTACTGAAACTTAAAGAAAAAGAAATTGATCGGTTAGACAACATGGTCAATCAAAACGGGCATGATGTAACTGTTGAAGTAGTTGATTATGTTTGTCAACGCTTAATGGGACAATCAGATAAACAGATTGCTGAGGCTAATAAGAAGGTACGTGAAGACCCAAAAAAGTAAACTGGAAAAAGCGAGAATGGGAACTACAAAATCAGATAGAAGATTTTGATTTGAATGCTAAAAATGCTATCCAACAGTTTGGCTGGAGCATTGAAACATTTGATAATGCAGATTACTACCGTTTTAACGAAATAATGGCCGCTAAGGATAAAGACGAGCGTGCGGTTGATCCACTTACTGTGATTATGGGTATTCGTGCTGCTCAATCAAAAAGAAAGGAGGCGTAAAGCATGGCTAAAGTAAGTAATGTGATGGCAACTAAGGTTGCTCTTGATATGGTGGAAGCAAGTACTGCTGTTAAGAATCTGACAACCTTAGTTAACAGTCACACGCAAGCATGGAAAGCTCAATCTGCAGCATTACGCTCTGCTGGTGATTATGTAGGAGCAGCTAAAGCCAAGTATGAGGGCTTAGGCAATGCGATTGAGGCACAAAAAAATAAGATTGCCGCCTTAGAACAAAAGCAATCTGAAATGAATAATATTGATAAAAAGACAGCTGATCAGTATATGGAATTAAAGTCGAAACTTAATCAATATCGTTCAGAAATGGATAAGCTTGATACAACTACAAAAGAAGGTAAAGAGCGTTATCAACAATTAGATGAGCAGATTAGCAAGACTAAAGAAGAACTGAATGGTCTTAATACAGGTACTGTCAAATCTGCAGAACAGTTTTTAAAATATGGTCAACAAGTTGATCGAGCTAAAGCTAAACTCGCTAGTTTAGAAGCCCAACGTCAGCGTGCAGCCCAGAGTATTGAAGTTGAAAATAGTGGTGTTATTAAGCTTAATTCAACAATGCGGACGCAAAGTGCATTAGCCGTTGCTACTGCTGAACGTCTCCGATCAGAGGGAAATACTTATCAAGCCCTAGGTGTTGAAGTCAACGGATTACGTTCTAAGCTTAGTAATTTACGAGAGATTCAAGCGCGAGAAACGGAACTATTAGCCAGCACAAAAACACGAATGGGTGAAAGCTCAGAAGCTTACATGAAGCAAGCTA